CAACCTCGTCCGGCTCGAGCTCTGCGTTCCTCCGGCCTAGAACGCGCTCGTACTCGGTGCCGTGTGTCTCGTCGAGGGGGAATGTTCCCTTCCACGTGAGGAGCGTAAGACGGACGCATTGCGCCGTGGTGTCGTCTCCGTAGATGTATTCCATGTCGCCGTTCTCGTCGATGGGAATGTCCATGGTCTCGGGGTCTATGCGTAGTGTCTTGTTTCTTTCCATGGCTCTCCTCCTTATGTCGGCATCGGCCCGCCGCCGTGGGTGTGGTTCTTTAGGCTTATTCCTCCTGCTACGACGTCGCCCGTTGCCGTGATGTCGCCGGTCACGGTGAGATTGCCGGTGATTTCAACGTCGCCGAGGATGACGATGCCGGAATCCGTGACGGCGAGGTAGATGCCGCCGTCGTCGGTGCCGATTGCAAAGCCGTCCGGCAGGCCGGAAACACCGCCGCCTCCCGTGGCGATGCCGCCCATGAATACGGCGTCGCTGCTCGAGTGGTTCCGCTCGGTGTTTGGCTCGCCCTCTGCGCCTCCGGCTACGGCGTTGTCGATGTCATGGTCGCAGAAGACGACGCTGCCGACGTCACCGGGCTTGTAATTCACGCGCATGGCAAAGCCGCCGCCGCGCTGGCAGGAGATGGGCACGCTCAAGATGGGCGGTTGGCTCTCGTAGCTGCCTTGGTCGAGGCGCTTGGAAATAGGCTGAACATCGACGGTCATCTTTGCCGGGTCGTATGCGATAATTTTTACAAGCTGCGCGACGTTGATGGCCGCGCTGGCCGTCTTCTGCTGCTGCTTCTCGTAGTCGTATTGCCTGCTGTTCTTCATGCTCATGCCGGTTTCACCTCGATTTCTGTCTTCCAGTCGCCGCTTTGGCTGCCTCTGTGGGTTCCTCGGACTATCATAAACCGGCCGTTAAGGTCGGAAGACTGGATTTTGATGAGGTCGGCCGGGCCGAGGTGGTAGTTGAGGAGGCTGCTGCGCTTCTTCGTCGCCGCCTCCTCATTCTTGGTGTCGGTGCTTTTCTTGGTGTCGAGCCCCGTCTCGATATGTATTTCTTCCCGCTCCTCGTCGCTGCGGAGGAGGCCGGTGCTCGGGGATAGCAGGTAGCCCTTGTTGACGCCGTCTGCGGGGTTGTTGATGATGATTTTCCCGCAATGGATTAGGAAGCGGCTCTTGCAGTCGCTTACAACGATTTCCGTCAAGACGTCCTTGAGCTTGCCTTTGCAAACCTTTCCCCGGGGGTATTCCTTGTCGATTGCGAGGTCGAAGGTGCCTATCTCGATGCCGAAGATGTTGAGAAGGTCTTGGAGCATCGCCTTGGCCTTGATGCCCTTCTGGTAGGTCTTGTTTATCTGGGCCGTGAGCCACTCGTCAAGCGCCTCCGTCGCGGTTATCTTCGTACACCAGTCCGTGGTGCTGCGCTTGTGCGAAAGTCCGCTGACCTGCCCCACAAAGATGACGCCCATATCGCCCTCGTAGCCTGCGTTGATGATGACGGGGTCGCCCTTGCGGATGCCGTGACGCGTGGCTGCCGAAAGGTTGTAGGCGTTGATGGTCGCCGTGGCGAGCTCCTCGCTGTCTTCAAAAGGCACTTCAAAATCGAATGTGAGGTCGTCAAGGGAATACTTCTTCGCTCCGATTTGCAGGGTTGCTGTCCTAATCCAAAATTCCATCTACGCCGTCCTCCTTTCATGGAGGTAGAGCTTTACCTGCTGGCCGAAGTTCTCGAGCGTGACCTCGCTGATGCCTTCCTCGGTCAGGCATTGTGGGATGATGACGGGTAGCGGGAATCGCTCGTCTTCGACGCTGCCAAACAGGGGCCTCCCGTATCTCACGATGTCGCCGTACACGAGGGGCTCGCCGTCGCTGCTTTCGAGGTCGGCGGTGAAGAACTTGCCGACTTCGTTGTACTTGATGGTAAACATATAGGTCTTGTCCGTCAGTTTCACGGAGAAGGTGTAGGGAACTTTGGCCGTGTCGATGTCGATGTACTCAACCTCCTGCCCGAGGTCTATAAGCTGTAACGCCATGCCTATTCCTCCCTTACTTTGCTACCGCGACGGCGCGGGCGGTGCCGTTGTAGCTCGGCGTCGACCTGCTGGCGGGCCCGCTGCTGCTGGCGGGCTTGCTGTCGT